TGATCCAATTAAAACATTTGAAGACAAGATTGTTTGGGTAAAAGGAATGAAAGGGTCTGAAAGAAGACTTGCTTTTATTAGAGGTGACTTAAATGCAACCAGAGAAAACCCTGCCGCATATAAGAAACACGTGATACCTGTAATTGAAAAAGGTGATGCTTACACATGGTTCCATCATGGACTACTTGATGTAAACACAGGACAACACGGAAAAGATCCTAACTTTACTGAACCAACATTCGAGGCTTTGTATAAAGCAACATACGGAGTAGCACCAAGTGGTGACTTCTATGATGCATACAAACTTGTTAAGAGTTGGAGAGATGCACTGCAAAAAGCATTTTGGGTTAACAAAGGAAATCCAAACAAACAAAAACTTGTTGATGCATTAAACAAAATGATAAATGATCTAGAATCAGTTGCCGCTATTGAGAAGAAAGTTGGCAAATACGAATGGAGAACAGGTGCTGACGGTGATGCCGCTGTGAGAACATTGAAGTCGTTTATTACACCTAAAGCACTGAAGACTTTGGTTAACTTTAAAAGAGAACAGTTAGGTTATAACACAGTCTACAAAGAGGAACTTACGCAATAATGTATATTCTTTTCACAGGAGCACCAGGATCAAAATGGAGCAGTGTGGCCAAAAACATTTATAGGTCACCTGACATTGATCAATCTGACAGCACCAGTGAAAGGACATACAAGCACGGAAAGGTAAACCATATGGGATCATACTTTGATCCTGGAATGGAATTTGAAAACACAAAAGAAAATTGGGATAAACCTTTCTCAGGCACAGGCAAAAGAATTATTAAATCACACACGTTTGCACACGAACTAGACGAACTAAAAACATTAGGTTATCCGATAGTAATGGTTTATAGGAATGATATTGAATCTTATAAGTGGTGGATTGATGCTGGTGGATTTGATATTACCTATCCTAATTACAGTTATTTTGAGTCTTTAGAAAAAATGTGGACTCATATACAAAACGAAAACAACGACATAATGCAGTTTATTAAAGACAATCAAAACAGAGTTATTTGTCCTGTAGACAATGTGGATCTTTGTAGAGCACTCAGTATTAGTTTTCCTGACGCCAACGGCAGGATACATAATTACGAACACAACGATATTAAAGTTTACTTGTACAAACAATGAATAAAAGAATATTTGCAGAACTACTTACACATAGTCAAAACAACCTAGACAAAATTTCACAACCTTATATCAAAGAAAAATTTGGTGTTGAAGTAAAGAGATGTAACACCTTAGAGGAATACGCAGATGTAATTGACGATGCTTGTCTACACAAATACTTCTCCAAGTATTGGCAGAACGATATGAAGAAATGGAAGTACTCTGGACTTGCCCTAATCAACGAAGTGAATGCTTTAAAGCCAAGAGCAGTGCTTGACGTTGGCTGTGGATACAATGAGTTCAAAGGTAAGATACACAATTTAATTGGTATAGATCCTTATAATGATTTAGCAGACCACGAAGTCGGCACACTAGGATATAGGACTGATGAAAAGTTTGATGTTATACTATGTCTTGGCTCAGTAAACTTTGGTAGCAGGGATAAGATACTTGCAGAAGTAGGCAGATGTGTAGACTTACTAGCAGACGGTGGCACTATGTTCTTCAGGGTGAACCCGGGTTTACAACACAACAAGACTGAGGCAAAGTGGATAGAGTTCTATGCATGGAACGTACCTTTTATCATAGAATTATCAGATATTTTTAACCTAAAAATACTAGACATACGTGATGATAGCAATCAACGTAAGTATTTCATCTATAGGAAAGTAAAATAAGCATTATTTCCAATAGACATTTACTATAATTCTGTTATAATATTGCTTAAATACCATTATGCAGAAACAAACAAGAAGTATATTAGAAGAATTAAACAATGTATCCTTTACTAAAGACAAGGAAAATGTTGTAGAAAGTCGTGCATCTCATATTTTAGACTCGGCAATACGACTTTTAACATACATTAAAGAAAATTTTGAGCCTGAAACTGCATACAAATTAGAAAAACGATTTCATTCAGCAATAAAAAATATGGACGCATCTAAGTTTTCAAAAGGCGTTGCTCGTATTAAAGAAAACAAAGACATTAAAGAAAACGTACTTAAAATTAAAAACGGCGACTATAAAGAGGACTAATCATGTTAATTGAAGATGTCCTATTAGAATTTAAAAGGACTCACTTAGAACATATAGAAGATATTATTATTACAGATGGATTTGAGGGTGGTAAAGCAGTGATAGAATATTTCCGAGGATTATTACTAACACTTAAAGGTACATCATCAGAAGCAGTTTCAGTATCAGTTAAATGGGATGGTGCTCCTGCTGTGGTATGTGGTACACATCCTGAAACAGGAAAGTTCTTTGTTGCAACTAAATCAGCATTTGCTCAAAATGCCAAAGTGAATTATACTAAAAACGATATTGCAAAAAATCATGGCACAGATGATTTAGGACAAAAACTTTTAAAATGTCTTGTACACTTAAAAAAAATAAACATACAAGGAGTAGTACAGGGCGACTTATTGTTCACTGATGATGATATAACAAGAAAGAATATCGGTGGCCAACCACATATAACATTTACACCTAACACAATTACATATGCAGTACTTGAAGATTCAGAGATTGGCAAAAGAATTGATGCCGCTAAAGTAGGAATTATATTTCATACAACATATAATGGCGAAACACTTGCAGACATGAGTGCATCAGCAGGTGCAGATGTAGAAGCATTTGGAGTATCGCCAGATGTATTTTTCGATAATGCAACATACAAAGATGTATCAGGTTCTGCTAAATTTACAGCAGACGAAACAGCACAATTTTACAACAGTATTGAAAAGTTAGAAGCACTACTTAATAATATACCTCGTGACTTATCAAGTTTATTAGGACAGAACAATGACTTTGTTGGCTACTTCCAACTATATATTAATGCAATGGTCAAGCAAGGACAACTACCAACCAATGTAAATCAATTCTTGCAAGGTTTCAAACAGTTCTATATAGATAGAATGCAACAACAAATTGCAGGATTAAAAGCACAAAAGGCTTTAGCACTAAGACAAGACAAAATAAAAAATATGCCTGCATTTTTAAACAGAACCAAAAAGCCATTACAAGCGATGCTAACATTTTATAAAGCAGTACAACAAATGAAAGGCTTTATACTTAAAAAAATGAATCAAGCAATGACCATAGGATCATTTGCACAAACAGATAATGGATTAGAAGTTACAGATCCAGAAGGATTCGTTGCTGTTGACAAGGCTGGTAATGCTGTTAAACTTGTAGATAGATTAGGATTCTCAAGAAGAAACTTGACTGCTATCAAAAAATTCCAAAAAACTAATTAAAGTTTTATTAATTTGTTCACTTAACTTTTCTTTATTAAAAAACGTATCATAATTATGTTGTCTTAAAGCAATTGTCTGACGATATATATCGCTCCAGTCTTTTGTTTTTAAATCTTTACACAAAGAAACAATAGCATTTATTTTTTTATCTCTATCATTTTCTAAATCATATGATTCATCAAAGTAAGAACCAAATGTTTTAAAACCCATCTCTCTTAATTTTTGTAGATACAAATAATTACCATGCACAACAAATACGTGTTGAGCTATAATAGGTTTCCATATTTTTTCTGTCATAAAAACTTCGTAATCATTATCGTTAGTTTCAGAAACTATTGAACAAACTGTATCAACATATGGTTGTTCAGTTATATCTTGATCCAGCCCCCACTTTGGATAGTCTTCTGGTTTTACCCATGGTAGTTCATGTTCTTGTGTTAATCTAACTGGATTATCTAATCCTAAAAAAGTATATAAACTATTTGATAATATGTTTTCTTTTAACAATTTATTATATAATTTAACTCTATGTTCTCTTGGTTGCTTATTCAAATATAAAAAATCATTTTTCTTATACCAGTAGCTACCAAAATGATCATGAGTAAATTTAAACGTATGATTTAAATGCTTATGGTACATATAACTCCAGAACCAAGATACATCGCCAGTCCATATATGATGAGGATAAGGTATGTCTACTTCTATCATTTTTTCACCAGTAACAAATATTTGAGATTTTATATTATCTAACGATTCCCACGGATTAGCTAATACAAATTTAAAACCTTGTTGATGCAAAAGTTCTAATCTATTAATTAAATCATTTTTATAACCACTATTGTCTAGAACTCTATTATTGTGTATTCTCATATCAATAAGTGCAAACTTTCTATCGTATTGTTCTAAATCATAATTGTGTAAAGTGTAATACTCTCCTGTGTATTCAAATATTTGATCAGGTATGGAATGCGTATCAATAAACTGCTCGTATGTTTGATGAGCACCTGTTTTCATTAAATCAGTTAGAAAGAAATTACGTTGCATATACCTATAAATATGAGTATGTTAACACCCTTTTTACAGTATGTATCTGAAGCAAGAATAGTAAGACGACAAAGCGACCTACAAAGATATACATTTCAGGAAATTACCGAACGTATATATCTTAGTTTTCTTACACTATCACTATTAAAAAACTTTAAACAAACAGCAGGATTTGTCAAATCATATGGAACGAATACTCTATCATATGGTGAATTTACTAAAGTACGAGGCACAGCGAATGACCTTCATAATATGTTGGCAATAGTAGCAGGTGATCCAAGTGTAGTTGAAAAACTTGCAAATAAAAACCAAGCTATGGCACTAAGACAAAGACAGAGCGTACCAGTATTAGCAATACGAAGATACCTTAGAAGTTTTAGCAAAGACTATGAATTTTTAACACAATTAGAATCAGCACTAGGTATTAACAATATGGATTATAAAAATTTAAGAAGAGCAATTAGTGACTATCCTAGTTTAGATTCAAAAAGAAAACAATATACTGCAACAAGATTACTACAAGCACTAAAGGCTAAACTATCAGGTACTGACTTACAAAGACAAGCACAAATATTTGCTGACAAACAACATCTTGAATTAGATGATGTAGTAGATGCTGAACGAACAGTTCCAGGAAAAGAATTAACATCAAATGAACTAGTTGGATACAGATTACTAGTCGGACCAAGTAATGTTAGACGTGCTAAAATTGCCGCTGATATGATACGTCAAGGTCGTGCAGTTCCTGCTCCTGTTATGTCTTCTTTCGCTCCTATAGTTAAAATGATCGATGATATAGTAAAAGGCGGTTACACATACGTTAGACTTGTACAATCTATTCATGACCGAGCAAAAACGAAGACCAAAAAATAGAACTTATTGTTTTAGATGTGCCTGTGATCCACATTGTGATAAAGACTGCAAAAATTGTGAAAAGTGTGATACTTGTGACTGTCCAAAATGTTTGCAGAGATTTGCTGTAGATAGCTGAGTAAATATAGTACATGGCAACACCAAATAACTTTAAAATAACTAATTCAATTGGAAGTACTGATAACTTTGCAGGTCCTGACGTACAATTCTTTTATATTACATTAATAACAGCAGATGGTAGTACAGTTTTAGATGTACGTACAGAATTAGGTTACAACGAAACACTTCATAATTTACAACGAACTATTTTACAAAGAGGTACTATATTATACCAAAGAGTTGAAAACGCCGCTACTGGTAGATTAGATATTTGTATGGAAAGACCTGGTTGGACAGCGGCAACACTTCAAACAGCAATAAGAGATATGGGTACAAGTGTTGGTACTAATACTAAAGACGTTTCTATGTCTACAGTAACCGAGACTGAACTAAAATTAGACAACTCATAATATCCTAATTAAATAACTTTAATGTATCCTACAAATTATAGTTTTTGGGTGGCGTATAAACAACACCAATACAATCCTACCTTTCTCAAAGATGCTGGACCAGGTCAAGAACCACAAAGAGAAACTGCACTCAAATATGTAAAAAAATGGAATACTTGTATAGATGTTGGAAGTCAATTTGGTTTTTGGACACGACCATTACTAAAAAAATTTAAAACAGTACACTGTTTTGAACCTAATCCTTTATTTCGTGAATGCTTTTTAAAAAATATACCATTAGATAATGTAACACTACATCCATATGGATTATCTAATAATGAACACACAGCATATCAAAGTAAAGATGGTCAAGTATTAAGTATGAAAGAAGGGTCTGTACAATGCAAAACACTTGATAGTTTCAAATTCAGTAATGTTGATTTTATTAAAATTGATGTTGATGGTTTTGAACATCAAGTTTTAATAGGTGCAAAACAGACAATTAAAAAGTTTAATCCAGTTATAAACATCGAAATGAAAAAAATGAAAAGATCTTTAACTGTTTTTAATTGTACTAATTTTTTAAAGAAAAGAGGCTATAGAATGGCCAAACGAGTCAAATCCGACGAGGTATGGGTTAAAAAAGTAATATAACTACTAAATTTACCAAACCATTTACTAAATAGAAACATACAGTCACCTGAGCGGTGACTAAAGCCAAATAATCAGAGAATATAAGGAGGATTAAAAATGGCATACGACAGCACAATACCAGCAGGCGGTCCAGGAAACTTTGTATCACCAAATCTTGCTATAGAGCATGAAGGGGTAAGAGTTGACTTTATCACTGTTGATTATATAAATGCGATGAACGGTGAGGTAACACACTCATTAGCATCGGCAAACACAGCGGGTCTTAAATTAGCTATAGAAGCAATCCAAAACCAAGGAGTAAACGTCCTAGGTTCAGGTGCTTTAGGTAATTCAAACACTGAACAAACTTACATGGTAAGAGCGGACAGTTTAGACACGATTAGTTCAACTACAACGGTAGCGGCAATCCAAACGGCAATTAGAGGATTGGACGCCCTAACACCTGACAAAGTAACAGCAACTATATCTTCAGCAACAGCGGCTGACAGAGATATGTCTGATACTCAGGTAGCATAATAATATAAGTTATAGGAGGAAACTAAAATGGCTTATACAGGATCAAGTGTTGCAGGTGGAGAAGGTAACGCAACTTTTCATGCAACAAGTAAATTAGATTTCTTAGGCAAAGAACTAGAAATCTTCACTGTTGACTTTGTTGACGACATGAGTGGACAAACAGCAAAAGACGCTGACCAGTACACTGCGGAACTTACTATAAGAAATTATGGTAATATCGTAGGTGCAGGCCCACTACATAACTCAGACACAGAAAAAACTTACATTTCTGAAGGTACTGATATGTATGTTGGGTCACCAGCAAGTGCAGGTGGAACATTCACGTTTACTGAAACAACAGCATCAAGTTCAACAGCAACCCTACAAACAGCTCTTAGAGCAGTTTCGGGACAAAACGCATCAACAACAGCGACTAACAAGACGCTAGTAATTGGTACGTAATATTAGAAGGAGGAATAAATTATGCCAGCAACAAGTAACAATACAGGCATTATGTCTAGAAGACAATCTTTCAATGGTAAAGGTTTAACTTTCATTGAAATGATCTTTGATGACGAAATAGCAACAACGGCTTCTAGTCCTGACACTAAAGACAGTGCTTTTGAAATTTGCAGTGAAATCATCCAAGAAAAAGGAACTTTACTAGCAAAATCTTATTCATTAGGAAACAAATGTACTGAAAAAGATGCGGCGACGGCGGCTTCAATGACTGAAGACGAATTAATCGACGTATACACTTTCATAGTAGAGGGAACACCAGGTCAGTATAATACTGCAGACTCGGCTGGAGACATTAACATGGATCCAGGTCAAGCAGACAGTTCTGACCCAGGCGTTATTGCAGATGCAGAAGCAGACATTGAAACAGAAATTCTAGCTAGACTTTCTGAAAACGACTCTGCGGCATCAGTTCACGTTGACGTTAGATATCTTCCAGCAGATGGAGTTACATCAGCAGGTGAAGAAATCATATACGGTGTGAACAGTGCTAGAGTTAATGGTTAATAATTAACTACTAGAAATTAAATTACCAAAAGGGCGGATCTTTTTTAGGTTCGCCCTTTTGTCACAATTAAATATCCAAAAGGAGTTTACAATGGAAAAATTTGTAGTAGAGATATGTGTTGGAGATGAAATTGAAATTGGACGTTTTCATCTTGCTAAACAAAAAATAACAGAGATTAATTTAGACAAATGGGGTCATCCAATAGTAACTACTACTAGTGGTAGAAAAGTTGGACTATTTGCTAAAAGATTAAAGAAATTAATACCAGAAGAAGATATAAAACGAAATATAGCATTAGAAGATTACGTAGAAGAAGACAATAGAAAATAATGCCTACACCGTTAGAAAATACTCTATCTATAATTCTAGGTCCAGAAAATTATATGAGGGAAAAAGATCCCTACATATACGATATTCCAGAATCAAACCTATGTTGGTTACATAACTGCGGATCAGCATCTAAATCTACATTAACATGGTTAAGAAGAGACTATGGTAATATGAAAAAAATGAAGCCTGACGAATTAAAAACAAATGAAAAACCTGCTTTTGTTTTATTACATGAACCGGAGTATAGATGGTGGAATGGTGTAATAGAATGGGGAACAAATTTTGATGACTACGCATGGTTTAAAAATGAAAAAATAATGGAATGGTGGCCACACTTTGATAGATTTACACTAGCACCATGGGAACTTATTGAACAAACTAAAGTACAACATTACATAAAAGTTAGTCCAGACTTACCTGAAAAAATGGAAAATTTTTGCAGAGAACAAAACCTAAAATTATATGGTGAATTTCCGTATAAAAAACCTAGGTGGAGAACAGTTAAGTACATAGAGAGAATGGCAAAGGCTTTAAGGCCTGCGTTGGAAACTGAGATGAGAAGAAATCCAAAGTTAAGACAAAAGTTAGATGAGTATTTAGAAAAAGACTACGAGTATTACAATAAAGCAAAATAATGTACGAATTTCGTGTCCACACACTTGTTGATATAACAGATAACGGAAACTTAAAAAAAGAATTTCCTTTTAAAACAACTGGAGGTGAAGTGGTTCATGACAAAAATACTTTAACCATTGCACGACATCAAAATTCTAACTTCAATACAATGATACAATTACTTCAAATGAGAGGTAACATTACTTGGGAGTTACCGCCTATAAGAGTAAATGAAACTCTAGTAAATAGTGCATTTGGTACTGCTTATGAAGGCAAACACATATCATGGCACTTTACATTTTTCTCAGAACAAACAGATGTTTATGGTGAACCACAACACCCAACCGCACAACTACTTGATGACTTTCATTTAGTACCTATATTAAATTTTTGCAAGGAAACTGCAACTTTTCCAACAGCAACTTTTATAACACAAAATTCTGAAACAATAAACACGTACTTTTCGTACGCTGGAGAAATTAATAAATAGTAATGATTAAGGCAAACACAGGCAAACATAGGCAGTTAAGGCATGACACAGACAGAGTACCTAGCGGTAAAAAGAGATTTATTAAATTTAAAAAAAGAATTGGAATTTATGCCAACTGAGTTAGAAAAAACAAACCTAGAAGCACACGTTGACTTATGTAGCGAAAGATACAAAGGTCTACACGACAGATTGTCGGCGATTGAACTGCGACTAGGAAAAATGCACGATGATCAAGACAAGAATCACAAAGGTCAGACAAAAACAATTATAGCCACAGCAGGTACAGTAGTGGCAGGATTATTATCAACAGTAGTTGTAATCCTAATGAAAATGCCTAGTTAATATAACTACTTTAAACATCAATTACCAAATATATGTTCGTACAAATAGCACCCCATGTAAAAGTATTCCTTACCAACACCCAAGTTGAATTTGTTAACAAATACAAGGATAAAGAATCATTTCGTAGCACAGATTTATTACCAGAAGAAGTGGAAATTGCAAGAATACTAGGAGATAAAAGTATCTTCGTAAGAAAAAAACTTGACATTGGCATACAATACGCTTTAAATAGACGTATTAGATTTGTACAAAATGCCATTAAAAAATAAACAAGAATTAGTAAGACAAATTGAGGCTTATGGTCTTAAAAATAAACTTGCAGAATTAGCACGTAAAGAAGTAGCAAAAAAACCATTCCGTCATTTACCCAAGCAGTTCTCTAAAGGGATCCTTATAGGAAACATAGCAATCGTACCTAAAAAGCATACAGGCACAAGATATGTCTACGTAATAGCAGACATGATTGGGGCAAAACTACTATATGAAGATATAAACTTAAAACAAACAGCAATTCTTGTGGCACACCATTTGGCAGATAGTAAAAATCCACCTAGGGAGGTATTGGAACACGACACACATTTTGCTTCACAACTGTTTAATATAACAAGTGCTAAAGGTATGATTAAAATGGCACAAAAAGAACGTAATAATAGTATGGAAGAGATATATACACAGCGATTAGAAGATGCACACCGATTAGCCGATGAATATAAGGGTAAAATACAAGAAATATTCCAATCTACCTTTGGTGTTTAATAACTAAATAACAATATGCAAAGCATAGAACTAACAAAACCAGTAACTACAGAGTCATTACTATCCGAGTTTGAAAGTAGATTTAATCAAACTATGGATTTAAGCAAATTTACTAGAGAAGAGTTAGAAGATACTGCAAATAAAATTAGAACTAGAATTCACGACATTACACAAAATGAACATTTTGGACAAGAATTAAAAAATCATGACTATCAAAAAAATCAAAGTATGTTAGATATTATTAATCAATCAATTAAAGAGTATGGGTCAGACACAGCAGAAAATCCAGTTTTAAACAAAGCAACAGCACCAATCAAAGACAAACTTAGAAAAGGACAAGCATTAAGTCCAGATGAAAGAGGAGCGGCGGCAAAACTTATGGCAAGTAAAGAAGTTAAAGAAGGCGTAGAAGAACAATCAGAATTAATTTTAGCGGCTAAAGATATGATGGACAAAGTTACAGGGAATCTAGAAGATTTAGCAACAATGAAAACTGAAAGTATGTTAGAACTTGCTGATAGAATTAGAGACGAAATGGGAGCAGAAAAGTCAGATGCTTTCTTACAAAAAGTTCAACCAGCTATTGAACAAGCAGAAGCAACACTAGGAACAACAAGACAAGAACTTGACAACGGTGTAAGAATATTGACCGGCGAAGAAGTTGCATCAGACCCTATGGGTTCTGATGATTCCATGAATATGGACGAACCAGACACAGACCTAGGAGGAGACGTAGACCTAGGAGGAGACGCTGAAACAGATGAGTTTGGCGCTTCTGATGCAGAAGCAGGTGGAACAGAACCTGAAGGCAGAGAACAAAGAGAATCCAGAGAAGTATTTGAAACTTCAAACAGAATCTACGGCAAACTAGCAGGGAAGTAATCCCATGCGATTTTTCGAATTTAAAAATAAAGATTTAGAATCAGCATTAGTTAATACCTTAATGAATATGAAAGGTGATGCTGATAAAAAAGATCAATCATCAGAAATAAGTTTTGATGCTGTTGACAATATAATGACTAACATAGGTTATCCATCATTCAATTATGATATTTTTAAACAGATGTATGACCAAGGTGAAGCACTAAAAAACATTGTCGCAGATTTTGATGAAGAAAAGATTGTAATTAAAACAGAACAAGACGCAGAAGCAGATCCAGAAATGGACTTTGATAATCAAGGTTCTACAGATAAAGTAAAGCAGATGGCCAAGTCTGCGATGAACCGAAGAAAATAGCAGATAACTAACATTACAATGAATAATAACCTTCGGCAGGTGGATCTTGTATCAACAACGAAAGGTTTGTTGAACCTTCATCAATTTTGGAACAAACCTATTGTGGTATTCAACAGTGCATCTTTCTGTGGCTTTACTAATCAGTTGTCCGCTTTTGAAGAACTGCACAAGACAGGCAAAGTAATACCTATTGCCCTGCCAACAAATGAATTTGGTGCCCAAGAACCTGGACACTCTCTAGAAATCAATCAACACTACTGTAAGAAATACAACGTGACATATCCAATAATGGACAAGACAGATCTAGAACATAAATTTTTTAAAACTTTTGGCATACCAGACTGGAACTTCAATAAATGGTTATTTGATTCTAAACACAATTTTGTTAAGAAGTTTAACAGTAGAACCCAACCAATGAAAATGCTTGAATATGTCTGATACATTTTGCACTTATCCGTTTAAACATCTCTACATAGAAACCAATGGACGACAGAAGTTGTGTTGTATGCCTAACGAGTTCATAGAAAAGAATGATGGATACAGACAGTACCAAATGAAGGATGGGATCTTTTCTAGTTGGAACAGCGACTACATGAAAGACACAAGGTTGAAAATGCTTAACGGACAAAAAGTTAGTGCCTGTGAAAAATGTTACTTACTAGAATCTCATGGACAAAAAAGTTTAAGGCAAAACGGCGGACGAGGTAAGCCGGAATGGTTTAAAGATGATATAGAGTCCAATGGCACTATGAAGACCATGCCGACTGATATAGAACTGCACTTTGGAAACGTCTGCAACTTGAAATGTAGGATGTGCAGTCATTATTTCTCACACATGATCGGCAAAGAGCTGTTGGCTGTGCAACAAGATGATCCAGATTTTTTCCGTTGGATACAGGAGCAAGGAGGCAACGTTAATAATTGGGCCACTGGAGATTTGACAGAAGTCTATGACTGGTACAAGGACAAGTCTGTATTAGAAAACACGTTTGAAGAAATATACAATCATGTACAAAGTATAAGAGTGATTGGTGGAGAACCAACAATT